TGGAGGCGTGCAGAGTATCAAAATTATGAAATTGGAAACTGTGGAGGATTTGAGATGACGGCGGGACGTCCACGCAAACCAATTGAACAGAAGCGAAAAACAGGTCGAACACCGAACACGGACTCGGGAGGACGCAAACTTCCGGACGTGACTAACGTGACCATCTTGCCTATGGCCGATGGAACACCGACTCCTCCAATAGATCTTGGTCTAGCCGGCCGAGAGCTTTGGGAAAAAGCTTGGGATCGTGCAATCACTTGGCTAAGTCCGACTAGTGACATTAAACAAGTTGAGCAAGCATGCAGAATTGCTGATGATCTTTCATTGGCTAGAACTATTTACAACACAACACGTGACTCACAAGACGGGCGGCTTGTAGTTGCGTTGAATAAGTCGTACTCAGATGCGCTAGCATCGCTTGGATTCACACCTGTTTCCCGCTCACAACTTGGTGTAGCGGAGGTAAAGCGTGTCTCAGCCCTCGAACAACTCATTGCAACCAAGCGAGCCAAGTAATTCTTGGCCACCTAAGTGGCTAACTCCTGTTTCAGAAGAAGATCGCAAACGTGGAGATGGACACTTATACGGTCAGTTTGCTGAAACTGTTTGCCGTGTAACCAAAGACTCCATCGCTTCTCCTGCTGGAGAGTTGATTAAATTAAGATCTTGGCAGCATGAACTAATCGAACACGCACTTGCTAGACAAGAGAATGGTCGCTTCAAGCATCGAGTTGCTTTAATTGGCATGGCTCGTAAAAATGGTAAATCAGCTTTAGCTGCCGCAGTCGGTCTTGCAGGTTTAACCCTTGGCGGACAAGGTTCTGAAATTTATTCTTGTGCAGCTGATAGAGATCAAGCACGGATCGTATTTGGAACCGCAAGACGTATGGTCGAACTAGACCCTGAACTGTCAAAGATGTTTACTTTGTATCGAGATGCCATTGAATATCGAGATACTGGATCAGTTTATAAAGTACTTTCAGCTGAAGCATATACAAAAGAAGGTCTAAACCCTTCTCCTTTAGTTATATTTGATGAGGTTCATGCTCAGCCAAACCGCGAACTATGGGACGTAATGTCACTAGCAGGCGGCGCACGAGAAGATTCTTTGCTACTTGGAATTACCACAGCCGGGGTTAAAACACAAACAGATGGCCAAGATTCACTGTGCTACTCGCTTTATCAGTACGGTCAAAGACTAGTCAAAAAAGAAATTGAAGATCCGTCCTTCTTCTTTGCTTGGTGGGAACCTCAGAATACTGAAGGAGATCATCGAGATGAAAGCCAATGGAGAGAATCAAATCCAGGCTACGGCGACATTGTTGACGCTGAAGATTTTAAGTCTGCCGTGCTCAGAACACCCGAAGCAGAATTTAGAACCAAGCGAACTAACTGCTTTGTATCAACAGCTACAGCGTGGCTCCCTACCGGAAGTTGGGAATCACTCATTGACTCAGAACGAGTGCCAATGCAAGGTGAAGATGTGGTACTCGCATTCGATGGAGCATTTTCCAATGACTCCACAGCCTTAATTGCTTGGCTTTTAGGCGGAGATAAACCACATTTAATGGTTGTCGGCCTATGGGAAAGACCATTAGATGCCGATAATTCGTGGCATGTGCCTGTTGCTGAGGTCGAAAAGACAATAATTGAGACTTACAGAGACCCACGGTTTAATGTAAAAGAAGTTGTTTTTGATCCTGCACGATGGAATAGAACGTTTATGGTGCTAGATGAAGAAGGACTTCCTTGCGTATCATATCCAAACTCGGCTGAACGTATGGTCCCGGCTACACAAAAGTTTTATGAAGCAGTAGTAAATCAATCATTTACTCACGACGGTGATGAACGATTGGCACGGCATGTGGCAAACTGTGTGACCAAACAATCAAGTAGAGGTGTAATGGTTGCTAAAGCATCTGCTCGCCGTAAAGTTGATGCTGCTGTTGCTTCAATATTTGGTTATGACCGAGCAACTCAGCCACCGTCACCGCCAGAACCAGTAGCAAGATATTTCAGTATTCAAGTCTAAGGGGTTATCATGAAGAAACTAGACATAGCACTAGCAACAGAAATTCTAGGTATCGGATTGGTATCTATCGGGGTCGGAATGTTTTCAATTCCACTTGCCTTCATTGTCGTAGGTGGATTTCTCATTTGGGCAACAGAAAAGGCTAACTAAATGACCGCAGGTATCTATAATGCAACAGTAGATCAAGGCTCTATTTGGAACTTGACTATTGTGTATCAAGATTCTGATGGAGATCCTATTGATCTTACAGGGTATACAGCAGCAATGCAACTACGACAGAACTACAATTCTGAACTTGCTGATCTAACTTTGACTACTGCTAATGGTGGTTTAACCATTAACGGACCTACAGGCACAATTCAGGTATCTGCATCTGCTGTTCAAACAGGTCTTTTAAGTGCAGGTTTTTATGTTTATGATCTTGAGCTTACATCAGGATCTAATATTTCTCGACTTATCCAAGGCCAAATTACGGTAGCAGAGCAGGTGACACGATAATGGCAAATAAAGTTGTCATCAATGAAACTACCAATGAAGTTATTGTGTCAGCGCCAGGTCCTCAAGGTGCACAAGGACCAACTGGTGCGACAGGACCGACCGGACCTACTGGCGCTACTGGTCCAACCGGATCAACTGGACCAATTGGTCCGACAGGGGCAACTGGTCCTACGGGTCCTGTCGGAGCGACAGGTCCTACAGGAGCAACTGGACCTACAGGATCAACCGGACCGATCGGGCCAACCGGCGATACCGGACCAACAGGACCGACTGGTGCAACAGGTCCACAGGGAATTCAAGGAATTACAGGAGACACCGGCGCAACTGGTCCAGTAGGACCAACCGGAGCAACAGGTCCGCAAGGACCAATTGGTGCGACAGGTCCAACTGGAGCGACCGGTCCTCAAGGTATTCAAGGCGACACTGGAGCAACTGGTCCGACCGGTCCTGAAGGTGCAACTGGACCAACTGGACCTCAAGGAATTCAGGGAATTCAAGGCGAGACCGGAGCAACTGGCGCGACAGGCGCAACTGGAAATACCGGTGCAACTGGGCCGACTGGTCCAACAGGTCCTCAAGGAATCCAAGGAGAAGTCGGAGCAACTGGACCGACCGGTGCGACCGGACCTACAGGAGCGACAGGACCTCAAGGAACTGGCGTACAAATTTTAGGATCTTACGACACCTACGCAGAATTAGTTGCTGCGCATCCTACAGGATCTCCTGGCGAGGCTTACATTGTAGGCGACGGAGATCTTTATGTGTGGTCTCCAAATACATCTTCATGGGTAAATGTTGGAAATATTCAAGGTCCTGCTGGCGCAACAGGCGCAACAGGTCCAAGCGGCGCGACTGGTGCAACAGGACCGCAAGGTGAAACCGGCGCAACAGGTCCGACAGGAGCGACAGGCGCAACCGGGCCACAAGGAATTCAAGGAGAACCTGGACCTACCGGTGCAACTGGACCACAAGGTATTCAAGGTATTCAAGGAGTTCAAGGAGATACTGGCGCAACCGGGCCAACAGGTCCGCAAGGTGCAGTCGGTCCGACTGGTGCGACAGGTCCTCAAGGTCCGCAAGGAGAAATTGGTCCTACTGGCTCAACAGGACCACAAGGAATCCAAGGAGACACAGGTGCGACAGGTCCAATTGGACCTACAGGACCTACTGGTCCGCAAGGAGAAGTTGGTCCAACAGGACCGATCGGCGCAACAGGACCTACTGGACCACAAGGCGAAGTTGGACCTACAGGACCTACAGGACCAGCTGGAGCAACAGGACCATCTGGACCACAAGGACCTCAAGGAGATGTTGGACCGACTGGTCCTACAGGACCTGCAGGAGCAACCGGGCCGACCGGACCTGAAGGACCTACAGGATCTACCGGTCCTACTGGACCTAGCGGAGCGACAGGACCAACTGGTCCAATGCCAACAGGAGCAATAACTGGCGTTACTTCAATATCAACTCCAGACTTTATTGAATTTGATACAACACCAACAACAAGTTCAGCAAACCCAGGTACTTTATTTTGGGATGCAGGCGATGCTGGTTTAGATCTTATTCTTAATGCAAATGTCACTGCTAGAATTGGCCAGAATGAATTTATTTTGGCAACAAATCAGTCCGGTTCTACAATTGCAAAAGGCTCGGTTGTTTATATCAACGGAGCACAAGGTCAAAAACCAACTCTTGCTTTAGCAAGTGCTTCTTCTGAAGCAACATCATCTAAGACATTTGGTTTTGCTGCTGAAGCAATTACAAATGGTTCTGATGGTTATGTCGTTACTTTTGGAATTATCCGTGGGTTAAATACTTTAGGATTGACCGAAGGCGCGGCTTTGTGGCTATCTACAACAGCTGGTCAATATACAACAACAATGCCAGCAGCACCAGATCATGCAGTATTTGTTGGTTATGTTGTTAAAGCAAATGCATCATCTGGTGAAGTTTTAGTTAAAATCCAAAACGGATATGAACTTCAAGAGTTGCACAATGTTTTAATTACAAGTGTTACAAATGGACAAACACTTGTTTATGATAGTGCGACAAGTCTATGGAAAAATGCAACTCCTGTAGGAGATCCTGTAGTACAGTATCTTGACGGAGGATCATCTGCAAAAAATCCTGATGTTATTTACAATTCAGGAACATCTTCAACAACTAACTGGACATATACAATTGATCCAGGTGGAGCAGTAGTAACTTATTAAGTATAAGGGAAAGAGACAGATATGACATCACGTTTGCAAAACCGCAGAGATACTGCTGCAAATTGGACTAGCAATAATCCAACGCTAGCTGCTGGTGAAATTGGTTATGAAACCGATACCACCAAATTTAAGATTGGCGATGGAACAACCGCGTGGTCTTCTCTTGCTTATGCTTATGCGGCCGGAGCAACTGGTCCTACTGGAGCAACTGGCGCGACAGGTGCAACCGGTCCGACCGGCGCAACAGGCGCGACAGGAAATACCGGCGCAACAGGACCTACTGGCCCAACTGGACCTACCGGAGCAACTGGTCCTACTGGTGCAACTGGTCCAGGTTTATTAGTTGGTTTTAATGCACAAACTGGCACAACTTACACTTTAGTTGCAACAGATGCAAATAAGTTAGTTACTGCAAGCAACGCGTCGTCAATTACGATTACTGTCCCGCCATCAGTTTTTAGTGCTAATGATCAGATTCATATACAACAAATTGGTGCTGGTCAAGTAACATTTGCGCAAGGTTCTGGAGTTACAATTACTTCTACAGGCGCTACGGCATCTGCACCTAAAACTCGTGCACAGTATTCTGCGTGCACTATTATTTGTACAGCATCTAACACATTCACTATTTTAGGAGATATTTCCTAATGCCTATCATTGGAATTATAGACTCTTCTAAAACCAACTCACTTGCAACTGATTTTTTTGAGAGTATAGTTTCATATAATGCCACAACAAGTACTACTTCAACTGTAATTTCAAACATTCCACAAGTTTATAAACACCTTAGAGTTGTAATTTCGATTGCAGGTAATGGTAATAGTAATAATTTATCTATTAGACCTAATAGTGATATAACTTCAAATAATTACATAATTCATAGAACTTACGGAAGTGGAACATCCAATTATGCCTATACTTATAATAATGTAGGCGGTTGGTTCTATAATTATACAAATTCCGGTGTTTTGAAAGTTGCATCGATAGTTGATATTTACGAGTATTCTAGAAACGATATATGGAAAAATTACCACTCTATAGGTGGAAATAATTCTGCAAATGTTTGGAACGAATCAGGCATGTGGCGCTCAACAGCACCAATAACAAGTTTAGAAATTACATTTCAAGGTACAACAGGAACTAGAATATCAGTTTATGGGGTGAAATAATGGGACTACCAGCTTTTGAACCACTAGCATCTATTACAAGATCTAGCGCAGGTCAATTTCAATTTACAGGTTTTTCCTCAGCTTATACTGATCTAATGATAGTTGTTACAGGTTGGACTGCAAGCGGCGGGGATAATGCAGTTAGTGTGCAATTCAATGGAAATACATCAAATTATTCATACGTAAGAATGGGTATATCAGGTTCAGGTGTTTTTGTTGATAATGGAACATATCCTATGTATGTTGGTTTGGCAAATGGTAACTCTGTTGCAGGCACAAGTGTTATTCATATATTAAATTACACACAATCTGGACCTAAACATGTTTTGGCAGAGAATTATAATCAACAAGTATCCAATGTAACTGGTGGAAGAACAAATTGTTGGGGCATGTGGGACAATACAGCTGCTATTACTCAAATTGATGTTGCATGTTCAGCTTCTTCATTTCAAACAGGAGCAACAGCAAATCTATATGGTTGGAAACGAGCATAAATGCCTACATATAAACTTATTCAACGACAACAATTAACATCTCCTACAACAGTTGTTACTTTTAACAATCTTTCTGGTTATACTGATTTAATAGTTAAAATTGTGGCACGTGATACTAGAACTAATTCAAGTGGTGACGATATAATTTTTTGGTTAAATTCAGATGGTACAACAACTGGAAAATATGGTTATCATGCATATTTTAATAGTTCAACATCAAGTGGCACAAATATACAACCTGATTTTGGAACAAACATTAACTACGGATTTATGGGTGTAGCTGCATCTGCCGGTAATAGTAGTCCTTCAACATTGTTTGGATCAATGGAAGTTCAT